GAGAGAGAAAAATCTCAAGAGACAGTCTGTTTTTAATTTATCCCAATTGCGAACTAATCTGGATACTGCTTTCAATACAAGAATTCAATATGGATTTATTGATAATAGAAGTATTGCAGAAATAAATGCAGGAGCAAAAGTTCCAAGCAGATGGGAAAAGTATGCACCAGATTATCTAGCTGGACAACCAACAATTCCACAATATGCTAGAGGTATCGTAGACGGTTCTGCGAATGCATACTCTGTTAGGAATAGAGCGCACGTGTGCGATATCGCAATGCAAGTTAGGTATAAATTGGGTCAAGCAGCATTTGCGATCCAAGCATCTACTGCAATTAGAGAAGCAATCAAAGCATTAGTGGAAGGTTTGGGTATAAATCCTGTTTCTGCTTTTGTTGCAGATATTGCAAGAAAGATTGCTGGTTTTTTGCGGAAGATACTTAAAATTTTAAAGATGGTCAATAGATTTGTGAAGGACGTTGTACAACAAGTCTTGCTAATGAAAGCTATCATTGAATTTATACAAGCACTCCCTGATTATTTAAGAAGAATATTTGATAGATGTTTGCGGGAAATCTTTCGTGAGTTAGCAACATTTGTTTTTGATTTGATTTCAAATGCAATTCCAGATCTTGGTGCGGATGATGCTTTTGCTGCGATTGGTGATGCAGTTAGCACAGCATCGCAAGTAATTGATGCAGCAAATCAAACCATAGTTTTGGGACAACAACTAGAAAGAGCATTGAATCCTGATATCCCAAGTGGTTTTAGTCCTGCCGAAACTGAAAGAATAATAGCAGCAGAATTTCCAGATTATGTTCCCATCCGAGAAAAAGTTCTTGGTCCTATATTATAAAGGTAGATTATGGCATCGTTAGAAGAACAACTAGCAGAATACCAAGCAGCAATAGCAAAACAGATACCTGTTGGATTGGCATCTGCGACAACTCCAACAGCAAACAATCTAAATGATGCTGCTAAAAGTCTGAACAGGAATCTTTATAAAGCAGAAGAAGAACTTCTGTTTCGAAGTTTTCCATCACCCTATACTTGGACTACTCCTTTGCGTCAAATGGAGCAAAGAAATGGTACAGGAAATCAGGCAAACACTAGTGGAATAAATCCAGTTCACTATGGTCACATGACAGTTTTTCAAGACCAAGAATCTAAAAGTGGACTGTATATGTCATCTGCTCCTGATGAAACATTCGTTGCTTTGGAACATGGTAATTCTGCATCGTATATGGAGATACAAGACAATGGAGATACTGTTCAGCAAATTTATGGTAATGGATATAGAATTACATCTAAGAATGAACATGTTTTGGTTGAAGGATTCTGTGTAATAAAAGTTGTCGGTAACTGTCAGTTAGAAATTGAAGGTGATAGGATTGAACATGTAAAAGGTGATTACAAATTACGAGTTGATGGTAACTATGATATTACTGCAACTAAAGGGTATATGCTTACCACTGCTGAAGATGTTGACATATACGTACATGGAGTGACGAGTGCATTAACAATTCATGCACCGAATGTACCTGCTCTTACTCCTGGTATTATCTTGAATGGTAGCACAGTGGTTGAGGGTTCTCTCGATGCATCTTCTGTATCTTCTGCGGGTGCAGTAACTGCTAAACTAAGTTTGTTTGTTGGTCCTGCTGGTATAGTATGTGCAGGTGGAGCACTGATTGGATTTCCTGTTGGAGTTCCAGTACCTGGAATTACTGCATCTTCACTGGAGGTGGTATCACCATTAGGATTATTTGGTTTGGTAAGAGATTTTGGTGGATTCTTGTCAACTTTGAGAACTTGCTATAATGCACATTTTCATGTTGGTGTTGAAAGTGGTCCTAGTGTTACTGGACCAACTGATGCACCAGATGTTCCCGTTCCAGCTCCTGTGCCAATAATGATATAATGGAGAATTGCAATGTCAAATAGTGTATTCGATAGATTAGGTTATGATTTTGATTCAATTAATTTTGAGGGTTCTGAACAACTTTCAGATGAGGCATTGAACACTTTAGAAACAAGAAAAACAACATTGGCAACGTGGCAATATGACCAAGTTGCTAGAGGTGATACTGCTCGAACAAATTATTTTAGAAATCCGACAGCGAATCTTTATATTACATTACGCAATACCGCCAATTCAATTAATATATTGGCACAAAATCTTTCACTATCAAATATTGCCACGCAAGCAAATAATTTTATTCTTGAGTTGGATAGATTCAAATCACATACGGATAATATTTCTGGTGTTTTAGAGATGACTGGTAGACGCATTAGTCCTGATACACCACAGTATGAAACAGCCATATCTACTGCTGAACAGATGGTAACTCTATTATATTCTGCTGATGGTGTAGCAAATACAGTTGGTGCGCTAGGTAGTTTTACTAGTCTTTTTATTAATGCACAATTAACTGCTAACAATACTATACTTGCTGCTGATTTGACATCGTTGAACACTTCACAAGTTCTCACTGGATTGCCTCTAACTTTACAATCAACTTTGGGTGGAGTGGCACTTGAAGCAATCAATTCACACATTGCTATAGCAAACACAATGATTGCTGCTCGTAGAAATCATGATTGGAATTTTTACCAAAAATCAAGAGCAATAAGTTCTGATATGGGTAAAGTTACCCAATTCAATAGTATGGGTAAAATGAGAACTGAACTTATTCAATATAAGTTGGGGACAGATGCTCTATTAGCAAATTTACAAGCACCTGTAATTCATAACTCAAATACTGGAGTGTTTGCTTCATCTACTACCATTGATACAACACCAAATGCTGATTCCATACGTGCAGCAACACTTGCTAAGTCTAATACAGCATTTACGAATTACTATGCCTCTGGTTCATCAATTCAAGAAGTAGTCATTCCTGATATTGGAACTGCTGTAGGGACGCAAATTGATATAGTCACGAACTATATCAATTCAGTAACACAAAACACTTAAAGGTTGAATAAATAGCATATGGCTACAGTTACCACAGATACAGTAAGAGACTTTCGAGATTTGGACTTGTCGTTCAATATCCATCCTGTCAAAAAGGATATCAATAAACATGTCGGTGTCAAGGCAGTTATTAATTCGATAAAAAATCTAGTCCTCACTAATCACTACGAAAAACCATTCCAACCAGAAATTGGATCGAATGTTCGTAAACTATTGTTTGAAAACATTGATGAACTGACATCAATTGCCCTTCAAAGAGAGATAGCACAAGTTATAGCAAACTATGAACCAAGAGCAAGTGTCTCTAAGGTTTATGTTTTTGCTGATTATGAAAATAATGGATTCAGTGTGGAGGTTGAGTTTTCTGTTATCAACCAATCTGACCCAATCACAATTACTTTTTTCCTCGAACGGATTCGATAAATGGCTGCTCGTTTACAAGTCACAGACCTTGATTTTGATACAATCAAAACCAATCTAAAGAATTTTTTAAGACAGCAATCAGAGTTTACTGATTACGATTTTGAGGGTGCTGGTCTGAATGTTCTATTGGATATTCTTGCATACAATACTCACTACAATGCATACTATTTGAATATGGTTGCCAATGAATCGTTCTTGGATAGTGCTACAACACGTGATGCCGTAGTGTCACATGCCAAGACACTCAACTATGTTCCTTATTCAGTTACTGCCCCTAAAGCAACTGTCAATGTAACTGTTACTTCAACAACAACTGATGCTGATACTGCTACTCTACCAAGAGGATATACTTTCTTTTCAGAACTCGTTGATGGCATTTCATATAATTACATAACAACTGAATCAGTCACTATATCTAAAACTGGAACACAATATTTCTTTGAAAATATAGACATCTACGAAGGTCAGTTTATAAATTTTTCACAGACCTATAATGCTATCTCAAATCCCAAATCGGTATTTACTATTCCGAATGCAAACATTGATACACGAACACTCAGAGTTACTGTAACTCCTACTTCGGGAAACACCGCAGCACAGACATATAATTTAGTATCAGACATTCTTGATGTCACTGGTTCTTCATTGGTTTATTTTTTAAATGAATCTAATGATGGAAAATTTAAAGTTAGTTTCGGTGACAATGTAATAGGACAATCATTAACTGATGGTGCAATAGTGAATATGAGTTATCTCATTACATCTGGTGCTGTCTCTAATAGAGCAAATAATTTCACAGCAGGTTCAACTATCAATGGTCTTTCTACTATTGATGTGAGTGTTGTGTCACCCTCTGCGGGTGGTTCTGACCGTGAAAGTGTAGACTCAATTAAGTTTTCTACTGCATCTCAGTTTGCCACTCAAAATCGTTTGATTACATTTAAGGATTATGAGACGTACATTTTGCAAAACTATACTTCACTGGATTCTATTTCGGTGTGGGGTGGAGAGGATGAAGAGAAACCAGTATATGGTAAAGTATTCATTTCTTTAAAACCAAAAACAAACTATTATATTTCAGAAGCAGAAAAACAAAGAATTATTGATGAGATTATCAAACCAAAAGCAGTGGTTTCTACTGACGTTATTATTCGTGATCCAGAGTTTTTATATTTGTTGATTGACAGCACAGTACGATACGATGCACGAAAAACATCGTTGACTGAAAGTGCGTTGAAAACAAATATACGAAATACTATTTTAAACTATAGTAATCTCTATCTTAATAAATTTTCTTCAAAGTTTGTTTTATCGAAACTTCAAAAAGCAATTGATGGTACAAACTTGAATGCATTTTTCGGAACGCAAAGTGCTCTTCGTGTTCAGAAAAGATTACTGCCTTCACTGATATCAATTAAACCATATAGTGTAAAATTTAATATACCTTTACGTAGAGGAACGATTGGCAATAGATTGACATCCACTTTCTTCAAAACTTTAGATGCTTTGGGAGCAGAACAAGAAGTTCAGTTTGAAGAGATTCCACAATCATTTTCGGGAATTTCAAATATTCAAGTCTTGGATGCTGGTGTTGATTACATTTCACCCCCAACAGTAACTATTTCTGGTGATGGTATTGGTGCAGAAGCAGTTGCAATTGTGGTCAATGGAAAAATTGCAAGAATTGAAATGGTGAATAGAGGCATTGATTATACACGTGCTATTGTTACTATTTCTGATGGTGGTGGATATGGTGCAACTGCCATTCCAGTAATTGATTCGAGAACTGGTACACTGCGAACAGTTTATTATAATCAATTATCCGAAAGACAAATTGTCAACTCTAATGCAGGAACCATTGATTATAACTTAGGAACTTTGACAATCAACGACATTAGAATTACTTCTGTCTCTTCTCCTGATGGATATATTCGATTTACTATACAGGCAGAAAATACAGTGGTTAGCACCAATAGAAATACCATTATAACTATTGATGGTGATGATCCGACTTCCATTTCAACTGTAATGATTTCAGAGCAATAATGAGTAATCTAAAAACTTCGGTTCTTATAAGTCGGCAAATCCCTGAGTATATTAGGGATGAGTACCCTACATTCATAAACTTTGTTGAAGCGTATTATGAATTTCTTGAGACTAAACAAAGTTCTGCCAACAATGACTTAGTTACTGCTGCAAAAGATTTAAGAACAAATTTTGATGTTGATGCATCTATTGACCAATTTGAAGATAACTTTTTTAACACATATGCCAATCTATTGCCACGTGATGTGAGGGTAGATAAAGCAACATTAATAAAAAATGTTCTACCACTATACCTATCCAAAGGTTCGGAAAAATCATTCAAGTTTTTATTCAGAATGTTATTCGATGAAGAGTTGGATATTATCTATCCGAAGAATAATGTTCTTCGTGCCTCTGCTGGTAATTGGGTAGTAGATAATAAACTTCGCATCAACCAAGATATAGCAACTGTCTATACATGTGATGGAACAGTCAAAACATTTATACTGGCACAATTTTCTAATGCCGATGATATTACTGTTTATGTGAATGGTGTGGTTCAATCATCAGGTTTTTCACTACGCAAAGAATATCGTAAGATTATATTTGACACTGCTCCAGCAAATGGTTCAGTTGTCAGGATTGTTTACCAAGCATTCAATATTGATTTGTTGAACAACAGGAAAATAACTGGAGTATCTTCAGGTGCTACTGCTATTGTGGAAAGAGCATCACGAAGAATTATTACTGACCAATTGAACTTGGGTCTTCCAATCGAATTGGTTATCAGCACAAAAACTTTATCAGGCAACTTCCAAAATGGTGAAGTTGTAAACACTGACATTATAGATTCAAATGGTGTTTTGATTTCTGTTCAAGCGACTACGTTTTCTATCATTAGAAGAATCAATATCATAAATGGTGGTAACAGCTATAATGTTGGTGATGTTGTGGTGGTTAGTGGTGGTGGTTCGACCGTTGATGCTACTGCTATTATTGATGATGTGTTTGAAGGTTACATTGATAATATTAATGTGAACAGTGGAGGTGCAGTATTTACTGATGCATCAGGTATCAATGTATCAGGTAATGCATCTGCTTTTTTAAGTCTTGTGGTTGATGGTATAGATGTATCTGGTGCTAATGCTGGAAATATCTATTCGGTATCAACTGACACAATTGCTGATTTTCAAACACTGACAATTTTAGATTCCAATTATGGTTTTGTTGGACAGAAGGTTATTAATTCAAATGCAAATACACGAATATCAGATACACTGACATTCCAGAATCTAACAGTCGGTCCAATCACTAATGTAAAGATTCTTTTATCGACTACTCCCACAACTATAACACCAGTGCTTGATGCTGTGGGTGCTACCTATCAAACATCAAATAATAATTTTACTCACACAACTAAAGGGTTTGGTTCGATAGGTCGATTCAAAGTAAATTCTGGTGGGTCGGGATATATTCCTGGAGATGAAGTAATATTTGGACCAAATCCACGTATGTGTTTTGGGTCTGGAGCTGCCGCAGTAGTTTCACGTGTAAGTGGCACAGGAGCAGTTACTCGTATTGAAGTTCAACCTCCGAGAATTGAGGGAACTGCGAGTATTGTATCCACTAATGCCTATGTCACGGGAACAGGAACATTCTTCAGTGATGAGTTGAAAGTAAATGATAGGGTTGTTATTAATAATGAATCTCGTTTTGTTGACACAATTTATTCTAACACATCAATGCGTGTCAATGTCGCATTCCTAACTACCGCAACAAATAGAAAAGTTGGACTGTATGATAAACTACCTTTGGGTGGCATAAATTATGTATCAAATAGTTTTCCACAAGTAACCATATCATCACCCACTGGTTCTTCTGCCAATATTGAGATAACTGCTTTGGCATCGGATGGTGAACAATTATCTGCTGCCAACACCATTGCTCAACCAGGATCAATTCTAAGTGTAAGGATTATTAGTCCTGGTTCTGGATATCAATTCTTGCCGATTGTAGATTTATCAGGCAAGGGTAGTGGGACTGCTACTGCTAATGCTGAGATTGAAAGATCGTATTTGGCAACGGATGGAAGATGGACAAGCACCGAATCCATTCTGTCTGCTGCTGACCGTAGATTAGCGGGTTCAAAGTATTACATTGACTATTCATACGTAACTTCTTCGACTGTGGAATTCACTAAGTATAAGAAGATATTGAAGGAGTTGTTACATCCAGTTGGATTCGTCAACTATGCAAATTATAACAGGACTAGTGAAATCGTTGGTAATACTATTGATACCGCAAATATCAGCTTCGTAACTGTTTCTGGAACAGTAAATGTTAATTCATCCATTTATGTAACTGGAATAAATACTCGTTTTAACATAGCAAACACTAAAGGTATTCTGACCATCGGTTCGTTTATTTCTGTAAACAATCAGATTAGAACCATCAGTTCTATTCAAAGTAATACAGTCCTAACCGTATCAAGTCCATTTACACAATACGCAAATTACCAAACAATTTTCATTTCAACCACAAGTTCTTGATAAATAGAGATTATGCCCACAACAGTAACAACTAAAAAATTAGCATTCAATGCTGCCGAACAGTTTAAGGAGAGCTTCACTGAAGCAGCACTTACTGTCGGATATGTTTTTGTAGGCAACCATTTGGTGTATGCCAACGAATCATCCCCCGATTCCATAGTTGATACAGTTGTCGATGAGAAGGATGCTTGGGATAATATGATGGCTGCCAAACGAATCACTGGCAACGATGTTGAACTGGTCATTCCCAAAGTAACGTGGACTGCAAATACAAAGTATCGTCAATATGATGACACTATTGCAACTTCTGATTTGCTTTCAGCAAATGTTTCACAAAATTTAAAACCAATGTATGCATATACATCGGCACGTAACGTCTATAAGTGTTTGTCTAATAATGCCTCCGCAAACTCCACAGTAGAACCCACTGGTGATTATACATCATCGAATGGTAATATCGCAACTGCTGATGGATATATCTGGAAGTACATGTACAATGTCAAACCATCCAATAAATTCCTGGCAGATGCCTGGATTCCAACACCAGTTTCAACGGCGCAGTTAGATTACAGTGTAAGCAATCTCGGTGTTGTTGATGGGGAATTGACTACCATCGTTGTAGTGGATAAAGGTTCAGCATACTACCATAATAATGTTACTGTTACATCGTATGCCACAGGATGTACTATTCTTACTCTTGCCAACACAACAAATGTAGTGGCAAATATGACAGTTTCTGGTTTGGGTATTCCGTCACAAACATACATTTCATCATTAGATATACCAAATAATAAAATAACATTATCAAGTTCTGTTACTGCTAATGGTGGTGGAACTGCTGCAAATCAATTGTCAATAACCACCAGGATTTATATTGATGGTGATGGTATTGGTGCAGTTGCAGTTCCAGTTCTTTCTGGTTCAACCACTGGCAACCTATCCAAAGTTACAATAACAACCATTGGAACTGGATACAGTCGTGCTAATGCGTATGTGTATGGGACAGGAACTGGTGCTAATACTGCCAATGTTCGTTGTATTGTGTCTCCAAAATTTGGACATGCATATAATCCATCCAAAGAATTGGGTGGAACAAATGTGATGGTATCGTCAAGGATTGGTGAAATTGATACGACTGAGAATGGTAAAATTTCAGCAAATACTACATTCAGACAATTTGGGATTATTATAAACCCACATAAATATGGGGAATCCTCAGTTGTCACAAATGCAAATGCTAATTCTTTCATTTCACAAACCACTGACCTTACAGTAGTTTCAGGAACAGCATATGCATTAAATGAATATGTTTATCAGGGAACGGCAGCAAATAATGCTATCGCCTATGGGCATGTTATAGATCAGTCTACAAATACTGTTAAATTGACTCACATACAGGGAACTTTTTTAACTGGTCTTTCTTTAACGGGCGCAAACTCTGGTACATCCAGGATTGTTGTTCGTGGTTCTAATCCAGAATTTGAACCATATACAGGAGATATTCTGTATACCGAAAATGCACTAAAAACGACTCGCACAGAGGGTCAAGCAGAAAATATAAAACTCATTGTTAGATTTTAAAGGTTAGTTAATGGCTATTAATACAAATTTTAATATAGACCCATATTATGATGACTTCGATGATGCGAAGAACTATCATCGCATACTCTTCAAACCTGGATATGCTGTACAGGCACGTGAACTAACCCAACAACAGACAATCCTACAAGACCAAATTAATAAGTTTGGTGATTATATGTTTCAATCTGGTTCAGTTGTTACTGGTGGTAAAAACAACTTCCAGACTGTTCAGTATATTAATATTGCTTCAACATATGCTTCAACTGATATTGCTGCTGGAAATTTTGAAGG